AGGACTGTATTTCATTTGCAGTTCGAACAGTTTTTGAGCAGCTTCTTCATAGCTTTGGTTAGATCTGGGAGCACTGTTAGACACTGCAATTTCAATGTCATGGCGGCCTATAAGAGAAGCAGGGTCGAACTGCAGTTCAGAAGTAGCGTTTTGCTGATGCCTGTTAAGCATTTGCGGATAGAACGATTGTTCTTTTCCGTGTATAATATAAAACTGAGTTATAAGCTCAAGTTCTTTACGTATAAAGCTGTCTATAGCTTTTATACGATTACTGTCACGCATCGTAGCCCTGTCGATAGCTTGGGACACTCCTCCAGTAGTTTGTATAGAACCGTAGTCTCTTCCAAGGTACACGCCGTCTACTCCAGACACTTGCTGAATCATAGACAGAAGGTAGCTACGAAAATCGTCGATAGTCTTAGGTAGCTCGGGACGTTCAGCGTACGCTTGAACTGCTTTAGGATCACAGTTTACAGTAAACGCTGCTTCTGGATTTTCTTTTTTATTCTGGTAATCAGATACGTTTAACCCTGACATTGCGTTTATGAATTCTGCAGGATTCTGGTTTTTAAAATAAGCTGTAGCTTCGGTACTGTCTATCTGGTTAAGTGTAAGTACCATTGAAAGCACTTTATAACATTTAGAAATTCCCCAGAAATTGTTAGGAACCTTGTCGTCGTACAGAGGTACAAACGGGATAACCGCAGGCTGTATGTCTTTAGAAACGTCAAGGATGTTTCTACCAGCCATGTATATTATATCTACACTGGGAACAGGTCTAAATACACCTGACAACGGGTCTTGTTTGACACGCAACACACGCTTATAGCACGTTAGAAAAGTTACAACGTCTTTAGAAGATTGCTTAGCCTTATCTGGAAAATATTTTGGATCGGTGTTTCCTAAGCTGTCGTTTGCGGAGTCCAGTGCGTAAAGCACCTCGGTAAACCTGGGTATCGTCTTAAGAAATGCTTTAGATTTACGTTCTGCGAAAAACATGTAACGCATTTCGTCAACATTAGTGGCTTCGGGATCTGGAAATATGTTAGAAGGGTGCCACGCTTTAGCTTGAATCTCACTAAGTTTAGTAAACTGCCGTGACACGTCTGAAGAGTCTACTATATCCGAGCTCCATCCGAAAAGAACTCCAGAAGTTCCGTGCAAATATGCGTAGTCTGCTGCTTCTCCGTTAACTTCATCCATATTAGAAGCGTTCCACTTCATTTGGAAATACTTATTAGCAGTTTCCGCCAACTCTCTTGCGGAAATCGTTAGAGGTCTGTAGTCTCCAGCATACGATGTCGGCATAATAGAAGCTTTAGTAGCTTCTTTTATGATCGTAATGGGATTGTTTACAGGTGTCTGCATATACGAGGGTATTTTACGGTTATACGTTTTCCAAATGTCTGAATGGTCAGCAGCGTCGAGTATTTTAAAAATTCTAGCCTGTTCAGTCTTGTAATTTACAGCATCTTCGAAGTCAGAAACCAGATCCGCAGCGGAATACTCCGTGATGCCATACCTGTCTAAGATGTCTTGAGACGTAAGATGTTCTGACAGTTCTAGAAACTGTGTTTCGTACGATCTTTCATCCATTAACTAGCACCTCCTAAAAAATCGTCGCCCAAAACGTTTCCAAACAGTTCTGAATTATCAAACGTGTCGAAAACTGTCAACATTTCAGGAACGTCTGAAAGTTCTTTGGGAGACATTGCGTCGAGCTCTTCTGAAACCTTAGCGGCGAGTTTAAGATTACTGCGTTGAAGAAGCTGTATCTCACGCTCTTCCTTTTCAGTAACCGCTACAAGGTGAAGAGTTTTACCTATTTTTGTTACAAGATTCGTCAATTTATCGACTTTCCTGTTAAGCTTAGATACGAGCTCCACAAGCTCTTCGTAAGTTTGTGTATTTTCCAATACAATATCCTCCTATCCGAAATTATCCATAAAACTTTCCACCATATCTGAAGGGGTGTTCCAGTCTACAGCGTAAGGATTAGTAATTTTTTGAATGTCTAGCATAACTTGTCTCCATGTTTCGCTAAAATCGTCGGGATTTTCAGGAAACTGGGGAAACGGCGCCATTAAGTATCTCAATGCGTCGGGCAAATGGTTAAAAGCATCGACAGGATTCTCGCCCTGATTAGAATTATCGCCTACTTTTCGATCAGGATACTTATATTTTGTAAGAGAATCCCTAAGTTTACGGCAAGTGTTAAAAATTTTGAGTCTGCCGTGCTTGGCATACGTGGAAACTTTCAAAATGGTAGGCGCTATAGAGTTTCCTTCGCAGTCTCTAGCTGTCTGGAACATTATACCTCTTTCACGATATGCGTCAATCCAGGACTGTCCAGACACCTGATCGCGGTTTCTGCCTCTAGGGTCGCACTGGTGAGGAAATGCTAGCAGGTATGCAGGATAATTATTAACGCGTTTTATCTTATCGGCTATATAATCCAGAGGCTTATCGTTTAAAGATTCCTCAATTTCATTGTAAACGTATATTATCTTGCCTATAGGGTCTAGGCAAGCTACTAGATGTGCGGTAGGGTCGCGTCTTCCGAAGTCTGTACCCGTACATCTTCGCCAATGTTCGGGTATTTCAAACGGTTCACAGAACCAGTCTGTGAATCCTGGGTACACTAGACCTTCAGTATATTTAAACGAGCCCTTCAAATATCGGTTAATCCACCACTCTTCCTTGTTTTTTGCAAGGTTTTTCTCATAATCTGGCGGAAGATATACGTTAGCCGACGTTGCAGATATATGTGTTACCTTAGCGGGGTCTCTTTTATCAGGCGGGATGTTGTACCTGTCTTCAACATTGCCGTGGTAATACACCTTATCCGACACCATTAGCCAGTTTGTGTTAAGCCAACCCACGTCAGGGTTACTGGATAGAAGCATCTTAAGCCTGTTTTTACCTTTAAAAAAGCCCACTTTACTACGTAGACGGGCTAGAATATATGCGATTATGTCGTAGTCTACCTCGGAAGCTTCCTCTACCCAGATAATTGACAGGTTTGCTGAACGTATCTTACCTTCCTGGTCCAGTGCTTTAGCAGATATTCGTGATCCGTTTATAAGGTCTACGAACCAGTTTACCTTATCTTGATTAGACCTAGCTACAAGTTTTGCAGGAAGGTTATCGGTAACGAACTTCAAGCAAGTATCGGAAACCTGTCCCCAAGTCTTTGCACCCATAAGTCCTGCGGAGTTTGGAATTTGTAAAACGGTACACAGGAACTCCATGCCACACGTGTACGTTTTTGCAGATCCGAAACCTCCCGCATAGAGTTTCTGCTGGTGCTCGTCCAGATGAAACGCTGCCTGGTGAGCCATAGGCTGATACGTACATATAAAAGCATTACAGTTTGGACAGTATACGAAAAATTCACAAGTCTTACCTGAAAAAGAGATTACTTCCTCAAGGATTGAGAATTTGCAATGCGGGCAAAGGCTTCCAGCCTCTACCGTATATATGCTTGACGTATTTCGTCCAAACGCTGTAGCTTTGAAATGGTTCTTAAATTTGCCTGTTCCAGCAGGAATAGTTTCAGGCGCGTCCTTAAGAACCACCTCAGCACGTATCTCAGGCTCACCACCTACATCGTCAGCTTTTTCAGCTAGCTTTTCAAAGTCGGTATGCCTTCTAGCATACTCGGCCTCTTCCTTTTTAACGGCTAAGTCTTGCAGAAAGTCAAGGCCTTCGGCTAGAAAGTCTGCGCCGTTATCCTTCTTTTTCGACATTGTCGGAACCCTCTACCTTCAAAGTGCCTAGACGTTTACTAAGTATAAGGTTTGCAGAATCGGGGTCGAGACCTACTTCTTTAGTCAAGATATCGTGACAAAGCATATATGCTGCAAGCCTATTGCTATCAGTATCCTTTTCATCAGCCTCTTGTCCTAGAGTAGCGTCTACGTGCTCTTTGAATTTCTTATGCTCTTCCGAATGCTCGTAAATATAATCCTGAGGTACGATCTTAGCTAGGAATATGCCAAAGGCATTATTGAAGTTGTCGTACACAGCTTCGGGAGAGTTATTTGTCAGAAGCGTCTGTGCATACGCTTCCATTACGCCCATCATCAGCGATATGAACTGTTCAGCTGTGAAGGGCTTAGGGCTAAAACTGCACTGTACTTGAGATTCTGTTTTACCCGTCTCTTTGTTCGTGACCTCTCGCAAGTATGCTTTAAAATAGCGAGTAGGGCTAGGAACTTTCTTATTTACTTTCATCTTTACAAATCCTCCTGAATGGTTTGTTATTAACAGTTTAACACTTAAATTCAATTTTGTCAAGTGTTTTGCTAAACATTTACGCAGATGTTTAGGTAAGGTTCTGGAGAACCTTTCTCTTTCTTTATATATTTCTTTCTCTTAGGAGAGGTATAGTATATTTGATATATAATGTCAAATGTTCAATGATGCTCATTGATGTTCGTTAATGAGGTCAATACCACTATATCGTATATTAGATAGATACAGAAATGTTAATTCAAACCATAGCCCCTTATTTAAAGATTTAAAATAGGGTGTACGATATAAAGATATCGTATAAAATATTTTATAAGGAGGAACATATCATGTTCTCTAATACTTTATCTAATTTTAAAACTATATTTAAAGAAGGAGGTAGTTTTGTAAAGACTGTTACCTTTGGTACCATCACATCTGTCAAAGACGATATTTGTCAATATCAAGCAGACAGAAAAGAGTTCAACGAATGGCGTAAAGCTAAGAACTCTACAAACATAGCAAAAAAGTAAACATCTCACGCGCACGCGCGTAGCAACTTCAGTTTAACACTATTTGTCAACATTTAAACTTACATTTGAAAGGATTTACTATTATGAAAATCAGAACTATCAACGCTACTATTACAGG